TGGTGGATTGAAGCGGCCAAAGACAACGGTGAGTGGTGGTAGTTCTTCTGCAGGTTGCTCTTCAGGTGCTTGTCCAGGTGCTGCTTGAGGTTGTGGAGCAGGAGCAGGTGCTGCTTGAGTTGGTTGAGCAGTTGGAGCAGCACCAGCGGGTTGCCTTCCTGCTGCTGGTTCTTCTGCGCCTTTTGGTTGACGACCATCAATATACTTAAGTTTTCCCTTTTCAGTTCTTGCAACAACTTTACCGGAACGGTCTAACCAATTTCCGTGACCATCACTTTGATATCCCAATTTTTTCGCTTGCATTGCTGCCTGCGATTCCTTTGCTTCAGTTAAAAAATTGAGAAAACTTTTCATTTCTTATGATACCCTAATTCTATTTAAACAATCAATACCTTTTGCTCTTTGATATTTAGTTAATCCACCGGGATTAGAAATATATCCAGTAATTAAACATTTCCACTTTTGGGAGTTACTTTTTTGCGCTCCCTTTCTGCCCGCTTCACTCAATTCTTGCTTTGATTGCCCCAAAGCACCTCTTTTACCCCACTCAATGAGTTGCTCTTTAGAAGCACCAAACAATCCTATTTTATTTTTCTTTTGAGTTTGAGTTCCCTTTTTAGCACCTTTAATGTGAGTCTCTTTATCCATACCAAATAATCCCACACCTTTTTTCATTGTAACCAAACTACCCATTTTACCTGCTTTGCTGCAAGAATTCAAAGAAAAAATACCGCCACAGTTTTCATTAAGACACCATTTATCATTAATAAATTGTTTGATTATTCTCTTTTCAACTTCCTGTGCTTCAACATATCCATCATCAGTAAAATCAAATGTTTCAAGTATTTGTTTATTTGGAGTATAAAAATCCCAAATCCACCTATGTGTTACTGGAGACCCCAGATATTCCTCATTAAATACTTTCTCTTTATGAACTCCATAGTAATAATGTGGAGTTTCTAAAAAAGTAATTTTATATGTATAAATCCTGGGTCTCATATTTTGTGTTGATATACTTATATTTATTATCCGCGATAAAGCAACTTAAGCATTAAAAACGCACCAAGTTTTCCTTTTTGTTTTGCTTCTCTATATTCAGAATCACTTCTAATCGTCATAGTTAAAGTCATTTTTTTGTTATTATTACCTTTCAAATCAATAAACCATTCTTGAACAGACTCTGATTTCAAATACGCATTAACAGATGTAACCGCAGGTAAAAATTCTCTTAAAGGATCCGTCGCGTGAGATTCTGCTTTTGATCCAATTGCTTTTACAAGAATCATAGGAACTTCAACATCTTGTTTTTCTAACCTAAACTCCTCCTCTATCCATTCTTTAGTTGCATTCACATTACCGTTTATCATAGAAATTAATTTATTTCTACATAAGGTATTCATTCTAACATAGAGGGCTTCAAAAATAATATTATCATACTTGAAAAGATCAAGCATTTTTTCCTGAAGGATTTTATTTGGAGTTTGCCTTGTTGCAGTAAGTGTTAGATAATTTGTTTTATTAACAGTTTTTGGTAGATTTGGAATCTTTGAATAGACTTTATCCCATAATTCTTCTTTTAATTCATCTACAGCTCTTGGATATGCTTTTTTCCAAGCAGGTTTTCTTAAAGTAGTTCCAACATAAGAATTTAACTTTGGTTCTTTAGAAGATGTTGTTCCCGCCTTTAAACTAATTCCTAAAATTTTTGGATGAACTTTTTTATCCTTAAAAACAAGAAATATGTCTCCAGCGTGATTTGAGGGAACTCCTTGCGGTTTTTCTCTATATCCCCAAACAACTTTTTCTATTTCTCGTTGGTGATGGTATTCATAAATCCAATTTAAAATACCAAGTGCATTCTCTAATTTTGTGTTCTTCATAGATGGCCTAATTCTTGCCATCTTAACAATATATTCTTTAGCAGATTCTATGTTACTATCATTTACAAAAGATTTCTTTGCGCCATTTTGATTTAAATCTAACCCTTTAACAAACTCTTCCAACTCACTTGCAGTTTTCGGATGATATCCAGAATTAAAAGCAAGGGCTGGAAACAATTCAGTTATAGTGGAGTTAATTGTTGTTTGTTCTCCACCAGATAAGTATGGTAAATTATCTGTCATTTATAGAATACTTTTTTAAGTATTTAGAAGTGGAGTGTAAGGAAATCGAATCCTTATTGCTGGAATGCAAATCCAGAGTAATAACCGTTATACGAACACCCCAATAAAGACATTATAAAACCCACTCAACTAAAAGTCAAGTGGGTTAGAGCAACCTTCCGTGTTTATTTATCTTTCGTTCTTAAGTTCTCTTTTGATTTCACTCTTCAATGCTTCACGTTCTCTTTGTTGTTGAACTCTTTGCTGCTGTGCTTCAACAGATGCTCTAGATTTCTCTTTAAATTTTTGCATTTGATCTTTTTGTCTTTGTCGTAGTTGTTGTCTACGTTGCTCAATGTCTTCAGAGAACTGCTGGTAGGTTTTCATTATTACTTGACTTTTTGATTATTTATGATATAGTGCTTTCGTGGAAACACACATCACACACATTAGGAGAATACCTATGACACCTTATGAACTTCGCTTTGAAATCTTTAAGCAAGCATATAATATGCTTAACGACCAATTTAGTGTAGAGTATGATACTGCTGTTCGTTGGAATGAGGTTGAAAAAAAAGAAGTATCAATGGACTATCCAGATTTTCCAACACTCAATCAAGTTCTAGAACAAGCAGAAATCATTAATGATTTTGTAAGTTCCAAATAAAGTTAAAGGAGGGTTTTATCCCTCCTTTTTTATTATCTATCAACGACCCATCTGTTTAGCATACCACTTCTCAAAGTCCTCTCTACGCTTATCACCTCTTGGTGGCATAGGAGTTCTTTCTCCACGAACAGGAGCATACTTCTTATCTTCTTTTTCACCTTTCTCGGGATTGCGCTGATAACCTTCACCAACAACAATCTCAATCGCTTCTTCATCAATCACATTTGCCATCATCCACTCTGCTTCTTCCAAAGTTTCTGCAAATCCTTCTGCTTGGAGGAACTCAAGGACTACATCAAAGATATCAAGTTCTTCTTTAGTGATTGCTGATTTTAATTTATCAAGTGCATTCAGTCTAAAAGAATCCTTTCCAGTTTTTTGTCTTATTTTTTTCGATGCTCTTGCCTCACCCTCTTCACGATCAAAAACTTTTTTTCTTTCTTTAGGAGTAGCAGTTCCTTGATCCCACTTTTTATTCAGTCTATCTCTATCTTTTTCTGCTTTGTTCATATAAGCGTGCATTTTATTAACAGAAAGTTCATCAATCTGTTGAGGAGCATAAACCTCAGCATATGCTTCCATCAAACCTCGGATTTCTCTAGAGTTCATCTTTACAAATACTTTTTAGTTATTTATAAAAAAAAACTCCCGAAGGAGTTAAATATCAATCACCAATAACGGCACCAATACTATCATCAAGTTGTTGAATTGCACCACGAATATCAACAATTCGAGGAGGAACACTTACTTCATCATAAGTATATCCTTTTTGTGCATCAAACAGAACCTGACGAATTGCTGCTGCAGCACGAGCATCAAGTTTAAGTGTTACTTGTTTTTCTTTAGTCATTTTCATTCCCCACCATATTTACATCCATTAGTTTATTTTTAGTTGTATCGTCTTTCTTTCTAAATTCGTGTAAATCTTCCCAATACTTTCTTACATTTTCTCTAACTTTATTGAGTGCTTCTTTACTTTCTTCAGTTTCCTCACCAACTTTCATAGAGGTGATAGTCACTCCACCAGTTTTATTTCTGTATGAATAGATGACTTTATTAGAACCACTATCAAGTTGTTGTTGAACTCCTTCCATAGTTCCGTGCATTTTTGCTGATGGAACTTTCTCAAAATCTACATTAAGATGTGCGAAAGAATACTCAAGAGTATCAACTTGCATTTTTGTTAAGGTAGTCACAGGTCTCCCTCCACACGATTTTCTGAACGTTCAATACTAAATGCACCCTCAGGATAACGAGCACTCAGTTTCTCAAAGTTCATTTGGATTACTTCCTCAATAGAAATATCAAGTCCAATACACGCTTGAGACACATACCACATAATATCTCCAAGTTCGCGCTTCAAGTGAAACAAGTTTTCTTGAGTAACTGGTTTGCCTTGGAAGACAATCTTCTTTACAATCTCAGTGAACTCACCTGCTTCAGCAGACATTCCTACAGCAGCAGTAAGCATTCGCTCGGTAGGAAAATCCTGTTCTTGCAGTTCCATAAGACTGTTAATGAAAGAAACATGGTCTTTACTTGGGTTTGAGGTTGTCATATTAACAAACTCAACATACTTATTAAGATCAATAGTCATAATTTTTTGTATCTCCTTTTAATTTTACAGTTGTTTTTCTTATGTGTCAAGTTTTCTAATAGTCCAATTTCTATGATGTTTTCTTTCTCCTT